GGATGATATTACAGAATATGTGGATGCTGGGTATAGCGGATCTAATTTAAATCGCCCTGCTCTTGAACAGTTACAAAAAGATATTAAAAGTAAAAAGATAAATGCCGTTATTGTTTATCGCCTGGATCGTTTAAGCCGAAGTCAGCGGGATACCCTTTATTTAATCGAAGAAATGTTTCTTCCTAATAATGTGGAGTTCATATCCATTTCAGAAACCATTGACACTTCCACACCATTTGGTCGAGCCATGATTGGAGTCATGTCAGTATTTGCTCAACTAGAACGTGAGACAATTACTGAACGTCTACGAAGTGGTCGTCTCAAAATGGTTCGTGACCAAGGTCTTTGGGCTGGTGGTTCTGATGCTAGTCCATATGGTTACACTAGACTTAAACGTGGAGAGTTAATAGTTAATGAAGAAGAACGGAAACATATCGTGAGAATATTCGAAGAGTACGTCACATTGAAATCCTATATTAAAGTTCAAAAGAAATTAGAACAAGAAGGTTTTCCTCCTCTACGACATGCCCGTATTACTTCATTACTTAAAAATAGGCTCTACATTGGTGAAGTTTCATTTGCAGGTGAATGGTTCAAAGGGTCACATGAACCGATTATATCGGTTGATTTATTTAATGCAGCCCAAAAGGTAAATGAGCACTTCAAAGGTTATAATTTCGGAAAGATAAAAAATAATGTCTTCAGAAAAAAAGTTATTTGTGGATGCTGTGGTGAGAATTATCGTTCTTACTCTGCAAAGGATAAAAAAACAGGTGAAACCTATTACTATATGGTTTGTTCCCGTCGTAAGATGCCATCTTACTATGAAAGTAAATGTTTTAACCGTAATATTAGACGTTCAGACTTGGAAAATGAGATTTTCAACCGCATTAAAAACTTAGAAACAAGTGGTGAAATTGAATTTACTAAAAAGAGTACACCTGTTGACTACTCAAAAAAGATTGAGGCGATCAATGAGAAAATCAATAAGTTACTCGATTTATACATGGATGATAGACTCCCAAAAGACACGCTCGATGCAAAATTAGCTGACTTTAATGATCAAAAAGAAAAACTATTAACACAGTCTAAAGAAACCGAATACGAAACCTCTGTCATGGAGGAATTCATTAAAAATGGGATTCCTAATCTCTTTGAATGCGACTTAGATACGCAAACCGCCATTATTGATTTATTCGTCGATAAAATCATTGTGAAAGAGGATGGATTACAAGTAATTTGGAATCAATAAGCGGAGGGATAAAGATGAAAGTGGCATTATATGCAAGAGTTTCAACCGAACAACAAATCGATAATTATAGTATCCCGCTACAAAGGGAACGACTAGAAGCTTTTTGTACCTCTAAAGGATGGACTCATACACAGGAATATATTGATGCAGGTTATAGCGGGTCTAATTTAAATCGACCTGCCCTACAACAATTACAAAAAGATATTAAAAATAAAAAAATTAATATGGTTATTGTTTATCGCTTAGATCGTCTAAGTCGAAGTCAACGGGATACACTTTATTTAATTGAAGAAGTATTTTTACCTCATGAAGTTGAATTTATTTCGCTATCTGAAACAATCGATACGACTACTGCTTTTGGACGTGCAGCGATTGGCGTTTTATCTGTATTCGCTCAACTCGAACGTGAGACCATTCTTGAACGTTTAAGAAGCTGTCATCACAAAATGGTACGAGAAGAAGGATTATGGTCAGGTGGTTCAGCGACAGCTCCCTATGGCTATACTCGGCTAGCTCGTGGAGAATTGGTTGTCAATGAAGAAGAACGTCAGCATATTGTACGAATCTTTGAAGACTATATAAAATTAAAATCTTATACTAAAGTTCAAGATCAATTAGAAAAAGAAGGTTTTACTAGGATCAAAGTTAAACGAATTGTTCATCTCCTACAAAATCGAGTTTATATTGGTGAGGTCTCTTTCGCAGGTGAATGGTATAAAGGCGCACATGAACCCATTATATCTGTTGAACTATTTAATCAAGCACAACAAGTTCGTGAGAATCATAGGGGTAAAAATTATGGTAAAGTTAAAAACAAAGTTTTTACAGGAAAAGTTTTTTGTGCTCGATGTGGAGAAGAATATCGTTCATATTCTCATACAGATAAATTAGCAACTGGTGAGAAGGCTACCTATCATTATCTAATCTGTAATCGAAGAAAAAAACCTTCCCATTATGAAAGTAAATGTTTTAATAGAACGATTCGACGTGATGAATTTGAAAAAGAAATTTTCACTCGGATTAAAAATTTAGAAACAAGTGGTGAAATTGACTTAAGTCATAGTCCAATGAACTACATTAAACAAATTAAACGTATTGATAGGAAAATAAATAAACTACTGGATTTGTATATGGATGATAGATTATCTAAAACTTCACTCGACGCTAAATTAGCCGATTTAAACACACAGAAGGAAACACTCTTAGCACAAGCAGAAGAAACAGAATATGAACAATCTCAGATTGAACAATTCATTAAAAACGGGATCCCTAACTTATTTGAATGTGACTTAGAAACTCAAACCGCGATTGTTGATTTATTTATAAATAAAATAGTCGTAACTGAGGATGGGCTTCAAATCACTTGGAATCAATAGCTTATTTTTTTTACTACTTTTCGGTTTTCATACACTAGCGTCACATATTGCACGATTTGAAAACCGAAAAAATATTTAATGATAAAACATGATAAATATTTAGGAGGAATAGCGATGTTGGAATCAAGAAAAGATAATTATTATGGATTTGATGTAACGATGTATAGAATCAGTGATCATCTTTGGATTTCTAACTTAATGCCAAATGCACAACATTTAGTGAATCAGTTTAACTGTAATAAAATGATGTGGGTTCAAACCACCTATACAACAGATGAAATTGAACTTTTATTTAACGTATCTAGTCAATCTCTTAAATAATATAAAAAGCAGTTAGGTAGCGAATCGCTACTTGACTGCTTTTTTAATTCTCGTTCTATTACCTCTATACCTAGTGCTACTCTTCTTGTGCCACTTCATCGAATTCATTATTCTTTTCTGTTGAAATATATCATATTATTCGATTTGGCGATGAAGCAAAACACCAATCATCTTTTGTATTTTTTGGGTAAATCAAAGTAAAAAAGTTGAAAATAACAATAATTATGTCGTATATTTATTTTGGATGATGGGAAAGAGAAGGGGTTAGGAATTTAATGAAAGAAATTAAGGAACAATTATTAAAAGCTAAACATAATTTAGAAAAGAAGTATGAATCACCAAATGAATTAATTACGCGATTGAAAGAAGAAGGAAAAAGCATGGGAGAAATCGAAAATGCTATATTAGAATTGAATCGTATTCAAGGGGTACATGATTCAGTGATAACGGCATTAAGAATTTTAGAAGGATAGAAAAAGATATGCAAAATAGCTAATCATATCGAATTTAATGATACTCTATAGCAAAAAAGCAGTTAGGTAGCGAATGGCTACTTGACTGCCTTTTTTTATTCTCAATTATTCTTCTAGTAACTTAAAAGCTCTCTCCCATGATTCGTGATACTCTTTTTGTGCCACTTCATCAAATTCATTATCCTTAATTAATAAAGCCTTTAATAATAATAGTGAATCTAATCTTTCATCAAATTGTTTTTCCTTTGTCATTTTTATCACCTCATATGAATATACGCCCCATTAAGATGATTTCCTTTTTTAAAAACAAAAAAAGTAGAAACGATATAAATCAAATCTACTTCCTCTGTTGTTTGCTATTCAAATCTTTGAGAGATCTTTATTATTATATCATGAGTGATTATATTTCTCCTAGTAAAAATTAAAAGAGCCACTACTGATGTAATGGCTCTTTCCTGTATTAAGCTAATGTAATTTCTTCAACACGTTTCGTTGTTAAACAGGCACCTGCAATACTCGCGTATTTTAAATCAGGTTGTAGCTCGTTTAAGACTAATACTTCACTATCAATCACATAGTTCATGAAGTCTAAAATTTTATCGTCTGATAAATCTTCTGTTGGATTGTTAATCTCGATTGATCGTGTTTTATTTTCAGTGTCTTTGAATTTACAAGTTAATGTGTATGTTTCTTCCATGACTTTTTCCCCCTATCATTATTGTTTATTAAAGCATACGATAATCAGCCACGACTGATTTCGTGTGTGTACCTGATGATAATGCCACATACTTCTCCGCAAAGTTTGATAACTCTTCATCTGTTGTGTCTAAGCGAACATTTGAAAAAGACTTCGCCTTGACAATGTCTTTCCCCTCATCGTCTTGACCAGCTGTTAAATAAATAGATAACTTGCGATCATAAATATCTTGCATCGTTAATTCCCCCCGAATTCATTATGTGTTTGAGGTAGCG